ACAATTTGAAAAATTTTCTAGTAAGAATATTCTTTCCGAAATACAAAATAAAATTAAAAGTATTTATGGAAATGATAAGCAATCTTTTATTGAAGATGTTTTACATGGGCATATTCATATAAGTGATTTAAGAGATACTTTCTCTAAAGGTCATGTTCCTAATTTTGCTTATAAATTAACGAAAAGAAAGCAATTCGAAAAAGATAAAAAGAATAATTTTAGAACATTAACTGATCCTGAAACAGGCAGCTTTTTAAACTATTATCCGGGGTCATTTCTCAATCCAAACACAGGTAGTTATGAAAATGGTTTAAAAATTAATTATATTGAGTCTAGTAAAAGAGGCCAAGGTCAAGAGATGTTTGACCGATACTCAAAGACCGCCAAACGACTAGGAGTTAATTCTTATTCTTCTACTATCGTACCACAGAAAGATAAATTAAAGAAAATCGTTCCTCAAAAACAATATGATCTTTTAAGAGAAGAAGATAGAGAAAAATATTATGCTTTAGAAAAAACTTCAATTGAAGATATAGTTAAAATAGCTTTCCCTCAATTATCCTATAGACAGAAAGGGTTGTCTAAAAGTACTAACTTAAAATTTTCAAATCGTAATTATATTGGAAATATAGATGAAGAAGAGGTATTTGGTAAACATATTTTATATTTAGTTCAAAATAAAATTAAAGATCTTTATAAAAACGACAAACAGTCTTTAATTGATGCCCTTCTTGACGGAGATATCAATATAGATACTTTAGTTGATACTTTTTCTAAAGGTCATGTTCCTAATTTTAATGCAGTTAAAGAAGCTATGGGAAGAGAAATGGCTGCTGGTTATTCTTCTTCTCAAGTTAGATTAGGTCAAAGCAGCAAATTAAAAACAAGTTTCAACCCAATGGGCTTGGGAGTTTACAATTCCACAGAAGGTTCTCTTAATAACGGAATTGGATTAGCAGAGAAAGCTGGTATAAATCCCAAAACAAAAGGAATGTCTGCAAAAGGACATATTCCTAATTTTGCAGAAACTTCTGGTTTTGATTTGTTTGCTATGACTGCCGCTTTTTCTGCATTAATTTTTTCTGTTAAACAAGCGGCTCAATCTCTTAATGAATTAAAAACAACTAATCAAAATCTAAAGAAAGACTACACTTCTGCCGCAGCTTCTTACGCCCAACAAATAGGGCAAATTCCAAAAGATCTCAGAAAGAAAGAAAAAGACATTGCAGACGAAATTCAAAATACATTTACAAATGTAAATAAAAAGACTTTAAAATTAACAGGTACTTCAGTTGCTCCCTTAGCATATGGGCCATTTACAATGGACCCAGTGACCCGTAAAATGACAAGATCTACAGTGGCAGCTAGTACACAACAAGAAGCGAGATTGCAAGAGTTAAGAGATCAACTCGCACAAGAAAGAAAAGCTACAGCAGAAAAATTAAAAGCCGCAAGACAGTCATTGCAGGAGTCTAAAAGTGCAGTAGCAGCAGTAGATTCTCCATATTTTGGTAAAGGGATGTTTGCTCAAAATTCAAAATTAAGCGGTTTATTAAAAGCTGTTGGCCCCGGAGCAGCAGTAGGTGCTAGTACTTTATTAAGTGTTGGCAGTCAGTTCATACCAGAAAAGAATAAACAAGCTAAAGCATATGTTTCTGGAGCTTCTGATATAGCTCAGTATGCTGGAACTGGAGCAGTATTTGGTCCCCCCGGAGTAGCTATTGGTGCTATTGTTGGATTCGGCTTTGCTTTAAAGAAAATTTCAGACGCTAAAGCAGAAGAAGCGGTGGATAAGATAAATGACAGTTTAGATAAAACAAAAGAAAAAGCTGCTGAATTTTCTGGTGCTGCTCAAAATTATACCTCTTCCCTAGAGAGTTTGCAAAATGCTTTAAATGATCCTAAGACTAGGCCAGAAGCTTTATTAAGATTTCAAAATAATTTAACAGATGCTTTAAATTCTATTCCAGAGGAGTTTAAAAGTAAGGTTTTGCAAGCAGGAACAGATATAACAAAAGTTGCAGAAGCTATTTCTGGAGTCAACAAAGAATTAGGTAATACTCAAAAAAATTTAGAAAGACAATTATTAATCAGTAAAATCATTAAAGAAGAGTCTGCCTTTATTGGTACTAAAGACGTATCTCCTAAAAATCAAAAACTGCTAGATGATTTATTTTCTGCTTCTATAGATCAGGTGGCAGTTAGTAAAAATTTTACTAGTGGAAAAGATTTTGGTTCTTTTATTGATTCATTAAAGAGTGAACTTATATCTACTAAAAATACTTATAGCACAGGAGGCGAAGATAATCCAATTCCTTTTGGCACAAAAATTGGAGAAGAGCCAGCTTTAAATAGACAGTCCATAGGAGGAATAAGGGCTCGACTACAAGAAAAAGGAGTCCTTTCTGAAGCTATATCTCAAGAACTTGATAAAGCGGCTAAAGAATTTGATGCCCCTGCTCTTGAATCAATTTTTAATAGACTTAAAAAAACAGGTCTTGCTATCTTTGAAAATGGTGAGTCACTAAAGATACTTGGCTCTATTTTAGAAGAGAATACGAAAAGAATAAATGCTAATGCTGAATCTCTTAAGTCCTTAAATGAACAGTTTAATGACATTAACTTACAAATATCTAACCAAATAGATATAGAAAAAAATCGCGCTAAAACGATTAGGGAAATTAATAAAATTCAAGCAGAAGGCAAAGTTTCTACTCAAAGGGCAAGAGTTAAAGGAGCTTTAGATGTTTTTACTCCTTTTGTCGGGGAAGGAACAAAAAATGATATCCAAAATCAACTAGATATTAACGAAATAAATGTAAGACAAAATTCTCAAATAAGAGACGCTACAAGCAAATTACTTGATTCTCTTTCGGACTCTATAACTAAAAAAGTCGAAGAAGCTAGAGGAAAAATAGTCCCAGCTATAGAAGGAGCTACAGGCACAGACAATATTCAAAAGCAAAGAGCGGTTTTCCAAAGGCAAATAGACCTATTGACTCCTGTCATCACTCAGAGTTTGAAGAATATAAATGGAGGAGAAGATATCTCTAGCACAAGAGAGTCATTAAGGACATCAATAATAAATAATACAGGAACGGGAAAAGCATTCACAACTGAAGCTGCTGATCTTTTAATTCAGTCTCTTCAAGTTTCTTTTGGTGAATTTGAGAATAGACTTGCAGAAATTAAAGCTCAAAATGATATAGATTTAGATATTCAAAAAGCTTCTAGAGAATATCAAAAACAATCATTAGCTTTAAACCAGAGGCTCTCTTTTGCTGGTGGTGCCCAAGCTTTGGGTTCAACTGGCAAGTCTGGGGTATCTGATCTTTTCGATAGTCTTTCTGAATTAGTTTCAGAATTTAGACAAACTAATGCTATTGGAAGTGCCGCTCAAAAGGGGTCTACTTCTTTTAAGTTTTTAGATGTATTAACTAATCAATTACAGTTAAATAGAGCAACTGAAGCTCCTGCTGGATTTGCAGACGCTCAAAGCTTTAATAAACAAGTTTCCTCTGATTTAAATCCATTAGCAGCTACAGCAATTGCTGGCAGAGTGCAGCAAATAAGAGACAGTTTAGATTTAGCTAAAAATGTTACTGAAATTCAAACAGGAAAATCGACACAAGGCACTGCTTTGGGTACAGCTTTTGATATGGCTAAAGAAGGGGCAGTGAAAACTGCTTTAGATCAAATATCTTCTCAATTTAAGTTAGAAAACATGGGAAATTATCTTGACGTATTGCAGCAAGAGGCAAGAGCTTTAAATGCTTTAACTCAAGAACAAAATGATCTTTTAGGAAATAAATTACCAACTAGTATAAACAATAATTTTAAAAATGTTATACAAACAGAAGTGGGCAACAAATTAACCTCTTTAACTAAGTCTTTAACAGAAGTCATTAATAAACTCAGCGTTTCCACGCAAAGAGGCTCTCTCGAAACTGACATAAGTAATTTACTCCCTAGCACTATAGACGCTGCACAAAGAGGAAAACTGCTTAAAAAACTAGAAGGTTATAAATCAGAAGACCTTAGAGAAAACGCAACTCCTCCGCCTTCTCCTGAAAGTCTGAAGGGGCCGATTGCAAATGATACAGGTTTAACGGTGCCTGAGTTAGAAAAATATATTAAATCTTTTGAATTAGTAACTGCATTAACCAAAAACGCTTATATTTCGCCTGACAATAACTTAACAGGCGACCTTAGTCGTGGGCCAAAATTTCGAGGAGACTTGACTTCAGAAGTCACTCTCAAAGATGTACAAGATGCTATTGACATGCAAGTAAAGTTTTTTAAAGATGGAAAGCAAACTCTAACAGAAGAAAGAGCTAAATCTATAATTACTCTTAGTGAGCAAAAACCAGTTGAGCCGGTATATCAAACTTATGATCAAGAATCGAAAAAGATAAGTGAAGAGTTCAACACTCCATTCGCTCCCGAGCAGCTTAAGTCTTTATTGGAGAAGATAGCAGAAAAAAGGAATTTAGATAAACAACCTCCTTTAATGGGTACTCCTACAGCATCTCCTCCTTCTCCATTGCAATCAATTATCGATCAGTATGGTTTAGCAGATGCGCCAGTTGTTAAACGAGAAGTATCTCCTCAATTAGCTCAAGCAAGAGCCAATGTAGATAATCTAAATAAAGCTCTTCTTACTAGGCTAGACGATAGCAAAGAACTCCTTGATTTAAATGAAAAAGTAAATTCTCTCTTAAAAGAAGATGTCACTTCTACAGAAAAAAGACAAGAGCTTATAAATCTTCAAGTTAAATTAAGAAAAAAATCTTTAGAACAAGAAGGTAAAGCTGCTGAAGAACTGTATAAATTATATTATGAAAGTTCATATGGAGAGACTTTCTTCAAAGACGAAAGAGCGGCTTTTGCCAATGCTAAAATTGAAAATAATGCTCGCCAAGGGAATGTAGATATAGGAGCTATCACTGAAAAAAATACTACTTATAATAGAGCAGATTTTGCTAGGGATACTGGGCAATTGATAGACACATTCCAAACTGATTTCAAGTCTGGAATTGCTGGTGCATTTGGTGAAGCCATCAAAGGTACTAAGACTCTTAAGGATGCTTTTAGAGACATGTTCCAAGGCATCTTAAATAGAATGCTTGATAAGTCTTTAGAAATGGGCGTTGATGCTTTATTTGCTTTTGGTAAAGCCGCTACTGGACTTAAAAATGGTGGTGAAATAAAGAAATATAATTCTGGAGGTATGGTTACTGGGGGCTCTGGAATGAAAGATGATGTACCTGCCATGATGAGTGGCGGCGAGTACGTTATCAAGAAGTCTTCTGTTAATAAATATGGCGCTAATTATCTAAGAGCTTTAAATGGCGGTCTCGTTCCTAAATATGCAACTGGAGGATTCTCTATAGGTCCATTGCAGAATGAATTTTTGTACAATGATCCTGAGCGTCCAACTTCTGGAGAATACGCAGTAGACTCTAGATTGTCAGCAATGGCTCTCTCTGACGAAAACAATCCTCAAAATAGAATAAGAGAAGATCGTTTTAATAAGTTAGATCAATACTTACAAGACCGAGATCAATTCGAAAGAGATAAAAAACAAGCTCTTAAGAATTATAGAAATCAAGTAAATAGCACCTTCTATTCAGGAGTAACTGCTGCCGCTGTCCAATTAGGGGCTGCTGGATTGACAATGGGAGCGCAAAAATTAAATGCAAAGCCCAAGTTTTCTAATATTCCCGGAGCAGGATTAGAACCCGGAGGTGCAGGATTTAGTCAAGATCAATTAAATGCTCAATACGCAAGAAATGGAAGAGCAAATGGCGGTTATATACCTAAATTTGCTGGTGGTGGATACACAGGCAAAGATAATATTCCTGCTTTGTTAATGGGCGGCGAGTATGTCATGAATAAAAAAGCTGTCGATATGTACGGCAGAGACTTCATGGGTCAATTGAACTCTGGCAGTCTTCCTAAGTATGCTAGTGGAGGGATGGTTGGCACAAGTTACACTGGTCAAAATACTCCTCAAGGCAGTGTAGAAGAATTGGTCACTGCTCTTAATACTTTAAATGAAAACCTTTCAAAGGACACAGGAATAACTCAATCTGAGTCTGGCAAAATTTCAGCCGCTGGAGTTGCTCAAGAATCTGGAATGTCTGTAGTAAATAACATTTCAATCAACATGACTCAAGGCGGAGAAGTTACTTCTGAGGCTAATGCTTCTACCCAGCAAGGTAAAGATACCAATCAAAACAACATTCAAAACAATGCAAAACTTGCTGAACTACTTAGAAGCAAAGTTGTTGAAGTCTTGGTTGAGCAAAAGAGACCCGGAGGATTACTTTACGGTAGTAGATAATTCTTTAATCTTAGAGTCTATAGTCAGTATAGCCTGATTATAGATTTGCTCTATGTTGCTGTCTTTAGCTAGAGGAAGATTTAGAAATGGAGTTTTTTCTACTTTTACAATAAAGGGATGACTTGAGTATTCTTTATTTATTGGTTTATTTAAAGTAATACGATATCTCTTTATGTATATTTCGCCACATAGGAAAGGGTCTTTAATCTTTTCGTTTAAATCTGCGATTATAAATGAACCTTCGTGCTTAACATCTAACACAGAAAAGAACTTAAGTTCTTTATTATTGTTTTTGCCCAAGATTACAGAAAGCTTGGCTCCTTTGCCAGAGCCGCCTTCTATTTCTGCTTCATTAAAATTTTGGCAAAATTTGCCTTTACTAATTAGATTTAATTCTAAGATGCCGCCATTAGAGTCTATAGAGATGACCTTAAATAAAGCTTTTTCTTTCTTGTCTAAACTATTCTCAAAATAAGAGCTATTAGAAAGACTAACTACTTCATTGATTTTATATCCACTACCTTTCTCAATAACATCATTAATAAGCGCAACATAATAAGTTTTAAAATAGCAATCAATAGTATCACCATCTAATACCAAGTCTTTTGCATTAGAATCAAATTTAATCCTTGACTCAGAGATGACGGAGAATGGTTTATTGTAATTAATAGAATTAATACGAACAGCAGAGAACTTCTCTGGGCTACCCATTATTTCAATTTCTTGGCCTGAATTAATAGAAGACCAGTTAGCTAAATTATTTGAATAAAAATGCTCATCACCGAAACTAAATAGCACATCCGTCATATATTACATTATATTACCAATCACTGCTTTTACTATAGGATGTTTTGCGTTTTCTGCTTCATACCCGCTAATTTTAATCTCTGGATCTGAAATATAACCACTACCTAGCTTTTCCATTGTTATTGAAAGAAGCTCTCCTTTTGATCCTCTAATAGCATGAGCAGAAGCAGTTAGTCCATAATTAAACTCACTTTCTTCAGGTTGAGCTATAGTAACAGAAGGCACAGGTTCTGAACAACCATAACCGGGGTCAATGATTTGTATGTCTACTATATTATAAAAAGCGTTAAACTTATTAATCTTTTCGCAGTCATGAACATGATGCATCTCTGTTCTGCAAGAGAGTTCTCTTAAGAAGTTTTTATTCTTTTTAATGATCTCTGTTTGTTTGTTATTAGGGGTCTCTAGTGATATAATAAAATCAATATCAAGCTTTTGCAGTAAAGCGTTTCTTTTAGAAGTGAATTCTTTTACTTTTTTATTGATAAGCTCTTCTTTTTTCCATATTGAATTGCCATCAGGTAAAAATTTTCTATGTTCTAGTACGCTTTGATCAATGTGTTTTTCTAATGGTACGATATAATCGACTACTTCATAGTCTACTCCTACAAGATGAAGCTTATCTAGGTTGTCCATTAAGTTAAGAGAAGACTGCAAGTATTTGTAGCTGCCGTTTATAAAATATACTATGTAGTGTTTCATTTTAGTAAGTTATTACTATTGATAGTTCTAAGGCTTGAATGTGGAAATTATATAAAGGAAATTTATTTCTGAAATTTAAATGTGCAAACGCTAAATTCTTTGGGCTCTTAAACTTCCAGAAGTTTGGATTAGTTATTGATTCAGTCGCAGCGTAAGTGTTAATATAAGTGTAATAATTTGCATAAGGTACATTTTTTAAGGTGACCTTAATAATATTATCATCTCCGGGAATTATTTGAGCCTTATCTACTTCGCTGGCAATAAAGTCTTCTCCTGCAAAGCAGTATACTTTTATAGCCTTAGCCTTATTAACGTTTCCAATTGCGAAAGAAACAGACAAAGACTCGTTTTCTAAAACGGGCACTCCAGCATAAAATAAAGTATTTATACCATTACTCAATGAATTGGTAGTTTGTTGATTTATAGTATAAACAGTAAAGTCTTTTGGTTCTCTATTTATAAATATCTCAACAGATTTGGTGCTAACTCCAAGTTCAGAAAAATTATTTTCAGGAGTTACATTTACAGCATTAAAAGATGAGTTAAGTAGCCCATCATTTAATACATTGTTAAATACTGATTTAGCACTGGCTTCTGTGTTTGAAGTTGAGGCGTTTACAGGAATTAAATAAGTGTTTGCGTTGTCAGGAATCAGACTCTTTATATTGCCTGTGAATGTTGAGTTATTTAATCTAGTAATTGATATATCAAAGAATTCTTCGCCTCCTTCGCCAAAAGAACTATTGGTGATTTTTCCTTTAGACTTAAAGACGTTAGAGGTTACTAATTCTGATTCTACTCCTTTTAATAATTGTACAGGAGCAGCAGGGTCAGCAACTAAAGCTCTTGTGAAAATCTTATTTCCGTTTAAAACGTAAGCTCTCTTGCCTGTAGGTATTTTTGGAGATATGGAAGCATTAGGTATGTTATCTCTATTCTGTAAAGAGAGTTTATAATAAGCCATAGTGCCATCTGGATCTGAAGATAAAACGTTATTGTCTTTACCTCCTGCGGATAAATTAAGATTTGTAGTAGGCTTGTAAATTACGCTTTTCCTAGATATCGCATAATTAGGAGAACCTAGAGTATTAACACTAGTTTCAAATGTGTTTTCAGTTAATATTGTTTTGTTAAATGTAAAGTGAAGATATCTTGTATCCGCATCTTTTAACACTGATTCTAATGAGAAAGACAGAGGGTTTGATGACTCTTGTTTTATAATAATTGGGTCGCTAATTTGAGCATAGTTTTTGCCTTGAATACTGTCTTTGTCAATAAAGCTAGAATAGTAATCTAGGATATTCCTTACTGTTGCTGCGTTTGAATTAAACTGCCAAGCGAACATCAGGGAGTCTACGGCGATTAAATAAGCATTATAAGAGGTAGAATCAAAACCTTTGCCGTTGTCGTCGCTTAGGTCATTAAAATTAAAGATCGCTTGGTTATTTGGTATAGTTACGAAATGAGAGTCAATTATTTCTTTTCCAGTTGCGTCATTAATTGAGAGAGGTGTGCCGTCAGAATTATGATTTATTGAATTAACGCCAAACTTGAAAGTACTATCGCTAGGTATTAATAACAAATAAAATGCATTAATGAAAGAACTCGCGGAATCTTGTTGAACAGTAAATCTTAATCTATTTGATCCTTGGCTTGTAACAATCGAATAGGTTGCTCTTGTGTCATTTAAAATTGCATTTAGAGAAGCTTTTAAATCAGCGTCTTGATTATCATAAGTTACTAATAAAAATCCATCTGCATTCTTGAATTCGTTTGAAGTAGACTTCATGCCAGAATCAGTAAATGTTCTCTTATCTATAGCTAAAGAGAAGTCTCTATATCTGCCTAAAACATTTGAGGTTTTATAATTATAGATATTATCGTTAGTGCTATCTTCGTCAAACGTTAAATACTCTTCCCAGCTTGTGGAAGAATTGAGGTATTTATCATAGCTAGTAATAAAGGACTCTTTTGTATTTACTTTCTCAGGTATTATTACTATTCTATAAGGGTAATCAAGATTATTAAACTTGTTTGGATTCTTTATAAATTGCAGGGGTATGTTAAACAATAAAGACTCTGAAGGTTTAATTGATTGAACTTGTGATGGTATTGAAGATTGAAAATACTCTGATCTTGTTAAAGTAATTGGAGATCTAAAACTATAGGCTTTATTATTTACAGTAACAGAAGAACTTGTATTTACATCATCATAAGTGATTGCAATAATTGGAGAAACAAATGTTTCGCTTGAATTGTCAGAGCTTGAAGCTTCAACATAAGACAATGGAGAACTGTTGTTAATATTTGTGCCGTAAATTCTTATGGACCCTTTTATTTTTTCTTTATCTAGTACAGCCCTTACATAGGATTCATAAATATCAATTGGAACAAACGTAAAATCACTAGAGCTATTTGGATTAAAATCAGATCCATAGAATGCTTTATTGAATATTTTAAACCCTATTGTAGTTTCTTTTATAGAAGAATCGTAGAAGATTTCGACGCTAACTTTACTTTGATCTATTACGCCGTTAGATTCTGTGACTCCAAGAGTGAATAAAGCTCTTAAAGGAGCAGAGGCTTCTGGTGCTGGTGCTTTTGCAGGAGTGATATTTAGTCCAGATTCTATTTGGGCATATTTTAAGTGATACATTTGGGAACCCATAACAGTGTAGCTGCTTCCCTCTGTAGATTCTTGAATTCTAAATACTCTATAAAAATCATAATCACTATCTGTAGAGCCATTTAAATTGCCTGAATTTTCTAAAGCCCAAGTTATTGATTTTGGAGACATTCCAGATGCTCCAGTAAAATAAGATAATCCAGTTACATTCAATCCAGAAGCCATTACTGGTGCTAATCCAGTAATTCTTATAGAATCGTAATATTGACCAGTTATTAAGTTACCGCTATTAATTATAAAAGAGTTAGTCAGCGGTTGTCTGTATTCGTTATAATCAATATTGCTATTTACTGCTCCTGCAAAACTGGGGTCGAGATTGTACTTAGGAGATAGTATTGTTAATTTATAGCTTTGATTTCCTGAGAAATTGAAATCAAGTTTTCTATCTAGCGCCAATATGCCAGTAGTTGCATTAACACCCCCAGAGATATTAATATTATTTAACCTTCCTCCTACTGTCTTGTATTTTCTATTGTAATCATAAACCTTAATTACATCTCCGGGTTTTAAATATACGCACTCTGGGCCAGATTCAAAAGATACGGTCTCTGTTTCATTATACTCTGATGCCAACAACCATCTGCCAAGTCTTTGAGCTTGACCTCTACTGGTGCATCCAAAGGCTGTTAATTCGGTTTCTTTAAATCCGAATTTTCTAACCGCTTCAATATTTTCAACGTATTCTACTGCTGGTTTATAGAAATTATTTTTATCAATATAACGAACATATACAGCAGAGTTTCTATCTTTTAGTGAAGTAGATTCGTAATTGAAGTTTCCATCAACAACATTAGAGTTAGTAAAAGAGTAAATAGGAGTCTCTTCTGGCATGTCATTTATAGCGTAAATGAATCCATTTGAGTAATAAAACATTCCTCTAAATACTGATGCCATGTCAGACAATACTTTAAGAGCGTCATCTTGACTTTGTATATAAAGGTTACAAGTAAATCTTGGTTCTACTCCTCCAAATCCATCTGAAACAAGCTCATCGCAATACTTAGCTATTTGATAAAGAGACCATTTATCTACATCATTTTCTGTAACATAATTACCTACTCCGTATCTTTTATTTGTTAATAGATCGTAGAAGCACCAAGCTGGATTATCGGTCCACTCTTTATTAGTTTTAAATTCTCCATCCCAATAATCGTTTGATGTAGAATAAGGTAAAACTCCCGCTACATCGTAAACAACTGTTTTCCTAGAAAGACCTTCCGAGAAAAGGTTTCTTGCAAAAGCTTGAGTCAAAGAAAGTCTGTCAAAATCAATTTGATTTACCCTAATAGAATCAGCAAATCCTTGTATTTTACCGCCAAATCCAGCACCAGATTTGTCTGTAAATATTTCTATTTGATTATTATTTGTTATAAAGTAAGAAGGTATAAATGGGCCAGTTTTTGTATTTGCTGCGTCATATATTTGTCCAGCGGCAAGAGGAATAAGAACTTTGACTTGCTCTTGAGAAGAATCAAGAGTTATTGAAGTAGAAGACCCGTCGAATGTTTTATGTACATCTAATTTGTTATAAGCATCTAAAGCTGCTTGAGAAATGGCGCTTACTTGTACTCTTTGATTTATTTCGTTTTGAAAAGTAGCGTCTGAATTGGGTCTCCATAAAGCTCCTACGCAAAGAGTTTGGTAGCTGGAGTAATTAGCGATATTTATATTGCATTGAATTTGTTTTTCAAGATTTACTAGAATATCTATTTCTGCATTTAATATGTCAGGAAAATATTCTTTAGTTAATCTTCTTTCAATACCAGCTATATAATTTGGGAATTTTTGTTGCCCAATATTAACTGATGAAGAATTAAAATTATTTATAGCAAGTCTGTGGTAAGTTGTTTATTTCGCTACTATAAGAAGTGTCTTCTTTAAATGTTATAGATTTTATTAAATAAAAATCTTTTAATTCTAGAGCTAACGCTTTTTCCCCTCCGTCAGTCGTAACTCTTCTAACTGTAAGATAATCATTAGTCCAAGTTCTGTCTGATATATTTATGTTAGTTACTTTAGCGGCGTTTGCGTTATATGATATGTTTGGTTTGACTACTTTTGGTAATGCGTAAAAACTAATTCTTGTGAAAGCGTCTTTGAGTCTAGTTGTTGAATACTTTGTTGAATCTAATGCTTTTGTTATAGTGTATTTTTTACCATCATTTGAAGAAATAATTGTGAGTATTAAACTTACATTTTCTCCAGATATAGTCATAGAAAGATTAAATTGATTATCTCTATGAATTAAAGTATAGTTACCGTTTGAAATGCTTGCGCTTAGTTTAATAAAAAAGTCAGAATAGAAGCTGCAAAACCCTTGATCTTTTAAAGAAAAGTTAGATGGAACAGAGGAGTTTTTCCAATATCTTTGAGGTATTAAATCAAATTGATAATAATCAGAGGAAGCTAGGTTGCCTCCTGCATAACTGTAGGCTTTTGTCGATTGGCCGTTAGCGCAAAGAGTTTTTAATGGCATTTTTAAATAAGTGCTTGCCCCTACATTAAGAACGTTGGTATTATAAGATCCGCTTGTAGTTGTAGTGCTTATGCTGTTTCTGGTTACGTTCCACTTGTTATTTAACCAGTTTCTTATCTTTATGCCGTCTGATTTAGACAAGGCTTTGTTGAAAACTAGTATCTCAAATACGGTACATCTGCTAGTGGCCCCTGCTGAATTGATAGCTAATCCTTTTGGAGCGGCTACTGCATAAACTGGTTTTGCGTAGTAATTAGTGTTTTGCCAAAAAATATTTATATCTTTTAGATTGTTTACGCTTGTACCTGCTATGTAAGTATTTGCGTCATTAGAAGTGTCCCAGTAATTAGATCGATTGAATTGATAAAAATTAATGGGCATTACGCCATAGACTTGCGCTCCTATAACAAATGTGCTATTGAATTTAGCATCGAAACCTAAAACAAAAGAAGAAGGTGCGGTAGATGATGAAATTATCTTGTTTCTTTCTGCGCTTGTCGCGCTATCATGCCATTTGCATACTGTAAAAATAGTATAATTGTTATTAGCGTCAGAAAATGAGGCAGTTTCGGTTTGATAAACGAATCTTACTTTTTGACTTGTCGTAAATGAAACTCCATAATTTCCATTAGGGCTTTGCTCTGAGTAGTTTGATCCATATATTGGTCTAGCTGTAGTTCCAGCAGGAGATGCGTAAGTTCCATCTCCTAATATACATTTTATAGTTGATCCAGCTACAGTATTGGGCCAACTAGTTACGGCTCCAGTTGAAGTAGTTAAGGAGGGATTGCTCGCATCAAACTGAGCAATTAAGCCGTCTGTAATCGGAGGATTAACATTGTCAGAATTTGCATAAGAAGCGTCTTCTCCAATAAAGAAATCTGTTGTTATTACTTTATCGGTTTTCTTAAATGAATTAGTTTCTGTAATTGAAAGAGGCGTAGTATTGCCGTAAGTCTTCGTTACTGGGTCATAATTAGCAGGAACTTTAACCTTCAGTAGCTTAACATCGTATGATCTTTCTGGTATTTTTGAGAAGTATGCGGCATTAAATTTAGAGGTTACGATTGCAGAATTAGTATATCTGAATGAAGAAGAATAAATTTCAGTAATACTCTCTAAGCTTATAAAAGAAACTCTTGAAGAATAAGTATCTTCTGGACTAATTTTTAATACTGAAATATCCCAACCTAACCAATTTTCATTTTCATTTAATGAAAGGAATTTAGAAGAAGTATCAAAGACAACTTGTTTAGCGTAACCTTGGGTAACTTTTCCTTTTGATTCTATTTCGAATACTTGAGGAAATGAATCTACGTTAACTACTAGATCTTTTGCGTCATTAACTACTTTAACTTTATCTGAAGTCAAAGGAATAGTCGCAGAATTACCGTTGTAGCCTTCTTTATAAATTGGAGATATCCTAATTCTAATTTTAAAATTATGGCGTATTACAGAGCCTACTCCTGCATCTAGCGTCTTTCCATCGGTGAGTTCAACTTCTCTAGTTGAGGGGTCTAATGTAAAATTACCATTAGTTTTATTTGCCGACGTAACTCCTTCTATTTTTAATCCTTTTTCTACAGCTTCTAGGTCTTGATATTTTAAAGCAACATAAAGAGAAGAAACTCTAAAAATAAGAGACATCTTTTTGCACTCTCTATTAAGAATGCGATAGGTCCTTTGATAATCAAGAACATCGTCTTCAGTAGTAGCTAGTTGATTTGGTCCTCTTAATCTTTCTCCTATTGAACGAATATAAGAAACGTTGTCAAACTCTCCTCCTGATGAAGTGCCTACTGGAGTTCCATTTGTTACTTGGATATTTATTTGTTGGAAATTGTATTTGTCTTGGCTATCTAAAAGGGGTGTTTGATTCCACTGCACCGATCTTAAATACTTTGATTCGCCGTCGCTTCCTACCACTGATGGGTATTCATTGTAAGTAACTTTTTTAAAACCTAGGTCTCCAGCTTGACCTGAAAAAAGATATTGCCCCTCAAGCAAACCTCCAATTGGTCCTTCTGATAAAAGATCTTTTACTTTGGCAAATTGATATACATTATAAGCAAGGCCATCGTAGACAAACCCCTCAACATCTTCGTATGCAGAAGTTGGCGCTGGGGCTTGACTTGCTCCGCCTCCGCCGCCAAAGCCTTTTATGTATTTAAAATCTTCGAAGTTATTCATTTTTATATGTAATTAATTGAGTCTTTTACGTCTGTTGCTGTTGATTTAGTACCAAGTTCAACATTATTAACAGATACTTCAACTGTTTGAGATCCTATTTTCATCTTGCCATAACCAATTGGTACAGGGCCACCTTCTCCAAGAATGTTAGAAGGTCCGTCAAATAAGTAGTTTGGTTTACTGCCATCTTCTTGAATCTTTCTAAAATCATCAAATTTTGGAGGAGACATCATTAACAGCGTGATTCCTGTTACGGCCAGCCCAACACCTGCGCCAATTAGTGCGCTAGATAACATGGTTGCACCCAAGCCTCCTTTAACTCCTGCCATGCCAAGGAATGTAACTCCTCCTGCCGCTCCTATGCCTGTAGCAATTAATATAACCCCAAGAACTAAAGCTAATACTCCTTTTGTTGTGCTATTGCCGCCGCCTCCAGCGCCTCTAATGATTGGAACTATGTCTAGAGTTTCCAACTTCTCGTTTATCATTACTAATTCAGAATTAAGAATAGACTCTGGTTTTTCTAGAGAAATATTTTCTGGATTCATTATTTCTCTTTTATTAACGATCACCTTATACTCTACGCTTTTTTCTGCTGCCCCAATTAGATATTTCAATAACTTACCCTTGGACAAAACCTGAATAGCTCGCAATGCTTCCTTTATGGAATTTACTTTTATTTTCCAGTTCTCTCTTCCTACTTGCTCCGCTATTTCTCCGTGTAAGGTAATATTAGTCATAAAGGTTGTGTCTCATTATATAAATTACCCATTTTTTGTGTTGGTTAGAAAGCTTTTCGATAAGAGAGGTCTTATTTCCGGGGTGATGCAAAATCATATCTCCTCCAAGATAAATAGCGCAATGAATTGGGAAATCGAACCTTTTTGTCCTCATTATCAAGACATCATTCTTTTTAAAATTAGAAACTTGTCTAAATCCATTATGTTCAAAGTACCTCTTTAAATAGTCATCTTTTCCTTTTAAAGCTCCTTCTTCGTCTAGAAGTCTTTTACTTGCCGTCTCGTTGTAGTCTTCTTCGGAAACATTATTTTTAAGAACTTCTAATTCTGGACAGAGATGAAGATTTAAATCGTGTGCATAGTAGTCTTTTACTAGCCATAAACAGTCTGCAAAACCTAAAAGAAAAGGTCTTCCTTCGTATTGAATCTTGTAACTATTAGGGGAATAGACATGAAAAGATCCGCTTTGCTTATTGTAAACAACACATGGTAATCCTAGTCTTTCAGACACAATTATATCTGCATCTGAAATATTATCGAAATCGATATGAGAATGATAGTAGCCAGCAACATTAGATTGCCCGTTAACATCCATCATAAACTCAGTAGCAGAGTTGATTAGATTTTCTTTCTTTTGAATCTCTATTCCGTTGTCTGTATATAATAGAAAACCGCATACTTCGTTATTAGAAGTATTAGCATGTTCTATAATCTGATTTTTAAGTTCCTCTGTTAGCATAGCTCTTTATTTCTTGCAAAGCAGTATATTCTTCTTTTTTCTGCGTCTGTTAGTTTTTCAATTACTGATTTTTTATTTCTTGGTTGGTGCAAAATGTAGTTTTGTCCAAGATAGATTCCGAAGTGAGAGGGGTAATTGTCGAAGTATTTAAATACTATTATATCGTGCTTCTTAGCGTTTTCTATGTCTTCAATTTTAATAAAGTTTTCTTTTTCGAAGAACTTGTCGAAATTTTGTGAGTCGCAAAACTCTGCAAGTTTGTGCTTTACGAAGTCTTCGTAGTTCTTGTCCCAATCTGCTCCTCTTTCGTAGTGAAAAATTTTAATGCCAAATTCTTGATTATAGTAATTCTCCACTATTGATAAACAATCAGATTCACCAATTACAAAATCTTTATCAATGTATTTATTATAGTAATTTTCTGGAGAGTACTCTTCGAAAGAGTCTTTTTTAAGTATGTAAACTATATTTTTTAGGTTAAGCTTGTGACTTATCTGCTTGTCTAGCTCCGAAAAAGAATTGTCTTGTATACAGTGCGAATGATAAATGCCAATTATTTTGCCATGCATTGTCGCTTTTAGATAATCCATTTGACAGACGACAAATTCGTTTTCTTTGTCTTGAGCAGCGTTTCTACATGAGAAAGCTTCTAATTCGTTTTCCCTATTTAAAAGTAAAAGACCACAGCATTCTTCAGGGTTTTCCTTTAATGCGTGTTTTTTTATTTTTGCTTTTATTTCGTCCGAAACCATTACAATGCTCCTCTATTATAATTAGATACTCCATAGAAGCCGCCGAAAGGTAAAGCGTTTTCTCCAAATCTTGTTTTACAGCCTTTTACGCTTTTAGAACATTGGTCGGCTATCCAATACTGTCCATTTGGAGGAGGCATATCCATAGGAACGTTTGTTTTGGCTACAAAGTAAAAATTAATATTTTTCTTATTAATGAAAACCACATCTCCTTTGTTATAAGGCGTTGATAGTTTCCAAGATTCTATCTTGTTGGTTCCTACGGTCGTGCCAGAAAAGATTGGCATTTTTGAAATTATTTGATCATCTTCTGTAGCGCAAACAGGAGCTTTTGCTCCGCTAGAATCGCTTTTATTTGGTATTGGAGTTATAGTGCCATGAATGTCTTCGTTTAATTTTTCTTGATATTCATAAAGGCATCCTTCTCCTCTATACTGCCAAGGGCAAATATAACTTAGGACTCTTCTCTTGGGAAGTTTAGCTCTGTCTAGATCTATTGCGCTTGATAATTCAAACTGAATACTATTCTTGTTTTCAGAAGATTTTCTATCAAAATAATAAATATCTCTGGGAAATTCGCAGTTAGGATCAGGATCAAACCCTTCTGGTATAACCAATTTATCAGGAGATAGAGCAGACACTCCATCAGCTTGATAAAAATTATTCCTATCAAGGAATTTGGCAAAAGTCCTAATTCTAGTGAACTTAGCGCCAATCAAGTCTCCAAAATTAACCGTTCCTCTAAAGAGGCTAAACACATCAAGCATGTCATCAGAAAAGCTTATTTGAACTTTGGGTTTTGGAAATACGCCTCTTGAAGCTAATTCAAATCCTTCTGTAGCAAGCGGGGCAGGTAGATAAGCATTTCCTTTCCAATAAATAATGTTTCTTCCAAGTTTTAGATTGTTATGGAGACGTATTATTTTATAATTAAAAACTCCATCATCTCCTCCCGGTAATATTATTTGAAAATTCTTAAGATTAACGACGAATTGGGGGTCTGTGTCAAAGCCAATTTCAGTTAAATCAACTTCAAATAAAGAAATAATAGAAGAAGGTTCAAGCGAAAAGAACTCTTTATTTACTTTTAAAGCTGCATCTTTTTGTTGTTGAGTAGCCATAGTATTATGCTGGTACTTCTTCGAACGTAGCTTTTATAGAAAAGTTATTGAAGAATGGATTAGAGGAGCCCCATCTTCTGCAAACGAATAGTTTAGCATCTGTAGAAGCTACAGAATAAGGGGCGGATGGGTAATAGATAAACGCATGTTTCGCTGCTCTTGCGCTTAAAAAATGCAGAATAGCTGTGCATTCATCCAGAGTTAAACCATCAAAGTTTAAATCAAAATTAAGGAGATTGAAGTTAATTTGATCACTTACTCTCTTTTCATAGCCATCTCCATATTTAACTACGCTTACTTTTGGTTCAAAGTTAGCTTGAGTTTGATAAGAAGGCTTCCAGATAAAAAAAGGGTAGTCTTTTTTCACTACTGGATGTTGAAAGAATCCTCCCCAGTAAGCGTCTGAATTAGATATCACGCTAGAATAAACTGGTGGATTATTAGCAGGTACAGCAGCTTTAGCGTAATAATACCGATTATCCGTATATACGATAATATCGTGTTTATTGTATACGCTGGAATTATTCCATGTACTAATGTTAAAAATGGAGCTAGACATACCTTTTACCTTTTACCAACTTATTATTACACTTTTTTGTGTAAATAATAAAATAAGATGGCATTATCTCGACTAAATAAACAGAACTTGGATTTTTACTTGAATCAAAGCCAAGTTCATGGCGTTCAGGATATTCAGGCTTCCTATCAAATGCCAGTTCAACATACCAAATATCTTGGTATGAATAGCAGCTTTTACACTCCAGAAGGAGCAAAGACTGCCTCTTTGTCTGTAACTAGTCTATTAACTACTTCTAATGATTTTCTCGCTTGCACAGGTGAGGCGGGTAACTATGGCTTTATTACCAAGAAGAGTAATCCAAGTTCTAATATACTATTTGGATTTCAAAGCGGTTATTTAAGTTCTTATACTTGTGGGGCTCAAATTGGAGAAGTCCCAACTGTCAGAGCAAATTTTGAAATATATAATGATGCTGGGTCTATAGCTTCTCAAGGAAGCTTCAATCAATCAAGTGCCGTATCTTTAGTAAATTCAAATTCAATAGACATAGGAATCAATGACTTTGTAACAAATAGAGTTAATTCTTTCAACCTTAATATAAACGCTAATAGAAACGCCGCTTATTACCTAGGTTCTTCAACCCCGTTTTCTGTAAGAACAGTTTATCCTCTTGAAGTAAGTTGTGAATTTAACATCGCTCAAGACAGTTACTCTTTACAAAAACTATCAGACTTATCATACAACATAAAAAATATCAGTAATTTTTACATTAAAACTAAAGACTTTAATGGGAATTCGGTAAATTTTGATTTCGGAAGTTCGTTATGTTATTTTATTGATGTTTCCGAAGACTTCTCTGCTAGTGTAAATTCTCCTGTAGGAATAACGGTAAGGTATAGGGGTTATCTGAAATAAGGCAAAAGGATGAAATATTTTAATGAATGCGAGGTCGTGTTTAATTCACGTTTTGGGTCAGGAGTAATTCTGGCTCAGAATACTTCTATTGCTGTAAATCGAAGTATGAATTCTACTTACACCATTGGAAGACAAAACTCTTCTCAAATGGTTAAGACCAAAGCAGACGAGACCAATATAGACTTTACTTATTTTCCAAATATTTCTGACCCTATTTACAAATGTTTTGAATATGTAAAGACAGGAGTATTTACCAATAGTTTCCCAGAGTCTTTTGTTCCTGTTCAAGTTGTTGTGGCTGGCGCAAGTGGTTCTTTTTATCCTTCTAGATTTGCATTAGGGGTAAATCCAAACTCCAAAGTTCAAGCATCTGTTTCGTTTTCTAGTTTTTCTAACTTATCAGGAAGTTTAAATGATAAAGTCGCAAATAATAATCTAAATAGCGGATCTGGAATTGCCCATTCTTGGAACGCTAAAGTTTCAGGAACAGCCGCAGTATATAATGTTTTAGACTTTAGTTACGATCTTTCTATTAGCTGGAATCCCATTTATTCCATTGGGCAACAAAGACCAAGGCAAGTTGATTTATCTGCGGGTCAAGAATCCTTCGACTTTACGATAGAGAATTTTAATTCTAATTTTTCAAATACAGATTTATCAACAGCAGAGAATGCTAAAATAAACATCACGACTTTTGGCGACCAATCAATAATACTTTTAAATACATCAGGAAGTAAAATAGACTCTTCCAATATGTCAATTAATCTTGATGATTTTGCCAAAAATAAAATATCATTAAAAAGGAGTTTCTAAATGTATTTTAATTATAAAAATTGCCCGTTTAAATTAAGTGGTATTGATATCCTCGCCACTAATGTAAACATGTCTCTTGATTCGACAAACTCTCCTGTTTATAATGAAGAGTTCAAGAAAAATTCTTATACATATGCTCCAGAAGATACTGTAGACACTAATTTTTCAATATCTTACTATTTAACTGGAAAAGACTTTGTAAAAGAGTATTTGCTAGGAGGAAATTCTGAGCAAGGTATTTCTGGTAATTTTTGTGGTCTTTATTTTGAAAATGGATATATAACAAATTATTCAATAAAAGGTTCTCCAGATTCATTAGCAAAAGTTGATCTGGAGATTAAAGTTTTTGAAACTCTAAAGGGTTCTTTTTCGGCGGTCACTCCAACTAATCAACCAGAGATTGCTCCTTTAAATTTCTCAAACTTTTATCTCTCTGGTAATTTAGATGGTACTGCCTTTGACTCAAATGGTTATAATTTTACCAGCTTTAGTTACCAATACCAAAGAGAGGTCGAAAAATATAACAAAGAAGGATCTTCGGTTTTTGATCAAAGTGGAAGAGCTTATTTAGGAAAAAGATCTCAGAGCCTTAGTTTTGAAATTGATAATTTTAATTATTCTTTGCCTTATTCAGGCGTTCCTTGCTCTTTTTATGTATCTTTACAAACTGGATCTCAACCTTTAGACACGTTATCTTTTGCAGGAATAGTATCTTCAAAAAGATCTTCGGTTGAGGCTCAAGGATACATCAGATCTGAATTTTCTTTAAGACAAGATTTCTCTCATTTTAAACCACTTATTTCAGACTTCACTCCAAGAGTAATTTTACCGGGAGGAACTGTTACAATAAATGGAAGCAACTTTATAAATGTTAAAAAGATTCTTTTTGGTAATACAGAAGCTTCTTCTTTTAGCGTTGCTTCTACTTCTTCTCTAACCGCTGTTGCTCCTGCTCAATTAAAAGGTGCTGCTCCTATATATATTGAAACAGAAGAAACTAGCTCTTCTTCAATATTTAATTTTAAAACAAGCGTAAATAAAAACGACATAAGACTATCTATAAATTTCGAAGGACTATAATATGCCAAGTTACAATACAGGTTCAATAAATCAAAGAATGCGCGTCACGGGCGCAGGTCTTTATGCCGTTAGTGGCTTGCAACTTCCCGGTGCTGGATTCGTAGACTTCTCATACTATGAAGCTGATCCAGAATACATAGAATTTAATGTTCCAGAAAATATAGTCTTTGGAGAGGCTAGATTTCATTTTATTACAGGAGATACAATTTCATCTCCAATGTATGTCAGTGGAGTACCATTTTTTCCAATCCCAAGATTAGACGCAGTAATTCCTCAAACGCAAGAAGTTGGAGAATTTGTTTCAATCAGCGGTAAATCATTGAGCGGTATTCAATATGTATCATTTAACAACATAACAGGAACAAATATATCTTATCAACCAGACAGTGGTGTCTTATTGGTTAAGGTTCCTAGCGGTTATACGACTGGCCCAATTAGAGTTAGTGGATACAATAATACAGGAATTGTACCTGCGGTTAGTGATTTTAATTTTTATGGTAGAATTTTTATAAGTGGATTTAGCGACAATCTTCCTTATGAAGGGGACTTATTAAGAATTTCTGGTAAGAATTTTAATCTCTCTTATGTAAACGAAGGATATTTCCCTGTAAATTTTACTACTTATGTAGATAGCCAAGCTACTGGTTTTGTTACCGCAAGGTTTACTGGTGTTGGGGATATGATTTCTGGAATTGTCCCTCAAAATGCAAACCAAGGATTTTTGACAATTAACTCAAAAGATAACACAACATTTACTTCTAGAAGTCAAATTACTGTTTTAAAAGCTCCTCAAGTATTTAATGGTTTAAACTTTTATTTAAATTCTGGACAATCAAATGTTGCCATTGGCAAAAATTTCGATTATGCAACAGGAATTATCCTTAGCGGATTAAACTATAGAGAACCAAAAAATATATTAAATAGCGGAGTAAGGAGTTCTGCTGTTGGTTTGTTTGGTAGATCTTTATTATTTAGCGGAAATTCTTATTTACAAGTTCCATCTCCTTCTGGAGGAGATTTTAATTTTGGTGCTGCACCATTCACAATTGAATTTTCAGTTAATCCATTACCATATACAACCGCTCAAAGGGTTGACATGTTCCAAGACATAGGTTGGGATGGAAATGGTTTCTATTTTTATAAAGCTGCTGCGAGTACAAATTGGACTTTCTACGCAAGCAACGCTGCAAAATTTAATATAGCAACTTCTTTAATACCTGCAAATCAATGGACAAAAGTAATAATTTCTAGAACGTCTGCAAACGGAGATACTTTCTACGCTATTAGCGGAAATAATAGGCAGACATTTGCAACAGTCTCGGCAGGTACTCCATATACAATAACAGCAGGTAGTGGATTGTTCATTGGGACTAATAATACAGGCTCTTATGGAGCTTATGGGGTTAATCCATTTTCTGGATATATAGAAGATTTTAGAATTATTAAAGATGCGGGTTTGTATAGCAGCATTGGTCAATTAGTTACTGGTTCTGGATTATTTGATGTTCCAAATACCAAACTATTCCTTCAAGGAAACTATTCTGATTATGATTATAGAGCAGACAGAACTCAAATATCTAAAATAAGAGATATCTCTGGATATGTAGAAGATTATAATTATGGGTTATATAATAAAACTTTCCCAATAACTGCTTTTGTTAAAAATTCTAGCAACACTAGTTTAACTTTCACTGGTACAAATGCAGATGCAGGGTGTTATGATATTACAATAAGAAACACAGGCGGAAGAGATTTCTTATTTAAGAATTTTGAAATTATCAAAGGCTCTCCAGTAATTAAAAACGTATCAACTTTTGAAAATTACATTGGTGGATTTATTGAAGTTCTTGGGCATAATATTTACCCAGAATCTCAGTTCCTGTTTCAGGATACTGGTGATGCTAATTCAATTGTTGAAGCTACTGAAAATGCAAATAGCTATTCTTATCAATCAACATTTAGACCTCAGAAAGATTTAACGATTTCTAGTTCTGTAGCCATAAGCAATAATACTTCTAAATTTGATGACAGGAGTTTCTTGTTCTCTGGAAGCCCCGGTCCATATATAAAGTTTTCTATAACGGGTGAGTATCCAAACGTCCCATTAAGTTATGAAAACACCTTTACAGTTGAGCTAGACTTTAAGCCACTAACTTCTTTCTCTGCCTCCGATAGAAAATTTTTAATAGGAAGCCAAAGCGGTTTAAACGTTTTCGTAACGTCTAATAAGGTAGTAATCTCGGGAATAGATTGGAATGGCTTTAGTCCTAATTTTTCTGGACAAATAAATGCGTCAGATTGGAACCACTTGTCTATTTCAAAGAGTTACATAAATCAAGGAACAATCAGTGGAAAGATTTTATTGAATGGTTCGCCTATAAATTTAAGTGGAAGCGAGTATTCTTTAGATTTCGCAACCTCTAATTTAGATTTCAGTTTAAATAGTGATAAGAGTTTAACTAGCCCAACTTTTGATATTTATATAGGAAGAGATTACGCAAATACTCCTGCTAACTATTGGAGCGGTTACATAGATGAGGTTAGAGTAGTTAGAGAAAATCCTTATCAGTATTCTAATTTTGCGCCAATTAGAAGGGCTAGAAATAATTCAACTACAGAAGTATTAGTTCATGCTAATGCTGGGCTAATTGATGATAATATAAGAAGCTTTGGGTATCTAAGTCTTAATACTCCAAACTTAACATCTCTTAGAAAATCTAATTTAGTATTAGATAATTCTAATTCAAGAATTACAGGAGGCTTTGATAAGATCTTTACGTTCTTAAAGACTCCAACGATAACAGGAATATATCCATCTTTGTTAGAACAAGGTCAGCCAGCTACTGGATATGGAAGCGATATTTATTACGTTGGTTCAATTAATGTTGGAGGTTATAATGTTAGTAATTATACTATCTCTCAAAACGGTTCTGAGTTTGATCAAAAGCTAGTCTTCACAGTTCCTGATTTCGCAGAAAGCGGAAACAGTTTAACAATCAATTCAAATTACTATACTTATACATATCCAAGTGGTTTGCCAATCAAGAGCGGAACTTTAGTTATAGATGGCTTTTCTCCATTAACGGGTGTAGCAAATACTCTGATTACTCTTTCTGGAAAATTTTTAAATACTGTTACTTCTATTGAGCTAGGAAGACAAGATGGTGCGTATAAAGTAATAACAGCTTTTAGAAGACAAAGTATAAGCGGATTAAGCTTTTTTATTCCTCAAGTATACGACATCTCAGATGGCCCAATGGTTGTAAATGGTAGTTCAAGAGTCACTACTACAGATTCTTTAACTTTTGTTAACCCAATAATTTCAAAAATAACCCCCAACTCTGCATATTTTGGAGACTCCATTAGTCTGTCTGGAAGCAATTTAAATGCTCTTGATTTTTATGGCGTTGGATTCAATAATGAAATAATAAAATATCCTCATGTCATTGCTCCTACTTCGACTGGCGCATTAGTGACTGTACCAAGAGACGTAAAGAAAGGTGCTTTTAGATTTTTTAATTCTGGAACTACTGTAGAAATTAAAGGCTTTTCTCCATCTTTTAATCCAAGCACTACCGTTTCTGGATCAAATGCAGATACTTATAGAACAAGAGATGGAATCGTTATCACAGGAATAAACGCTCATAGATTTCAAACTAGAGATTTATACATTAGTGGATTTAATTTGCTAACTAATAAAACGGGCCAGTATTTGATTTCTCAAGCTATGCAAGTTATTGATATATCAACTCTTTCTGGTCTGGCTCAACCTTATACTGGGTATTCTATCTTGTCTGGAAATCTAAATATTGCATCTGACGTTTCTTCTCAAATACCAGATTTAGATCTATTAATAAGTGGCGCAGATATAATCGGCATAGGAACCACTGTAAGTTCTAATAGCTATATTACTTTAGATGGCTATATTGGAAGTGGACAAATCTTCTTCCAGAGAAATAGTTTTGATGCTGATAGAATGTATAAAACAATTACTGTTAAGCCTCCTTCTATATCGATTTCAACATTAAATATTTTAACTGGTACATATAGATCTCTAATTACTTTAACTGGAGAAAATCTTAATTATGTAACAGGAATTAGGTTTGAGGGAGTTGGTACTCTTGCGAGAGGCGCTTCTGGAGTAATTGCTGCATCTTTCCCTTATTTGTCTGGAAATTATAAATCAGGAATTTCAGTAGTCACTGATGCTAGAGATATAAATAGCAGTGTTACTTATAAAGACTATGGCGTGTTAAAGTTTTATCCTCCATCTATGGCAGGAAGGAATTTGCATGGTAAAGACGTAGAAGACATAAGACCAGTTTCTGGAATGTTTTATTTACAAACTTATTTAGGAGAAGAATATCCAGTAACTGGAAACTTTAATTATATTCCTTTTATATCCATCAATGATGCTTACTTAAACAATAGTCTAACTTATAGACTAGATGGAACAACTCAAGTTAGCGGTTGGGATGGCTCTGTTGTTTCTTTTAATGGTGAAGGAGTTAGATTTTTAACAGGCGTTGACTTCTTTTCTCAAGTCGATGGAATAATAGTAGAAAACTATCCAACAGTATTCCAATCTAATAAAAAACAAGCAAAGATAAATTTTTATAATCAACCCGGAGCAAACATTACTGGCTACTCTATTATCAGTGGTGGCGCTGGGTATACTTTTACGCCGGTTAATTTAAGTCTTCAAGATGGTGGCAATGGAGTACCTACAATATATGGCTTAGTTTCGTTCATGCCTCCTTATGTAGGTCAAATTACAGGAGTAAATATAGTTGTTAATCCAATTGGTTATTACCAAGATTTCTGGCAAGGAAGTAATGCTATCGTTCCAAATCCATCTTCTGGTTTCATTTTAAGAAATCCTCCTGCCAATCTTCAGTTCTCTGGAGATAACTTTGCGGCACAAAGTGGAGATGGTTCTAAATATTATGCGTATTATACTGCTTCAACTACATTCCCATTAGATAATGGATTTGTAGTTGGTGAAAAGCTAGACATGAAGCTCTACAATGTCGGAGCGATTTATCAAACTTCAGAACAACCATTCTTAACTATACAAAATCCAAATAACTTTGCTAAAATAGCCGATATTGTATTAACTGGAAATAGTTATGTTGGAGAAAATTCATTCACCATTAGATATGATCAGATATATTCAAATGATGATGCTGATTTTAATGATATGGATTTACAGTTTAAAACCTCAGTCCTTTATCCTACTGGATATAATGGAAAGAGGTTTATGCTCACAACTACAAAGCCATCTAAGAATGGCAGGAATCTAAGAATAGATTTCTCTACAAAGGTTCCCGAAACAGGGGACTATGTAAATCCAAATGATCCAATCGATTCCAAATATTTAAAATTAAGAATCGAAAGTGTAAATTCGGCAGCTTCATTGTTCAAAGGATTAGGAACTACCAGTTCAGTAAATAAAGTTTTTGTTGGATCAGTTGGAGCAGGATCTAGCTCCCCCGGAATTGGAACTTCTTAATTACTTAGCTTTTTGAATTCTTTCAATCAATTCAAAGATTTTAATCTTTGGAATGTCGGCTATTGACATTAAAGAATCTGCATTAGCATAGTTTTCTTTTGTAAGCTTTTCTTTGAGCTTGGCGAAAGAAACGCTTTTCTCTTTCATTACTTTTTCAAGGATGGCATGAGGCTCAAATGCTGCCGAGGACTCAGCAGCAGAGTCATCAACGACGTTATTCTTTGACTTGCCAATTTCGTCTTGACCAACAATGTTGATCTTTAAGAAATTTCGAACACAGCGAATGAAGGCCCTGTTCTCTGCAATTGGACCCAAGAAGTGGCGAGCGAAGTCCTTCGTGTTACCGGGAGAAGCGTCTCCAACAGAAGAGAAAGTAATTGGAGTGCCTTCTGTTTCGTAGTTTGGAACCCAGTCTATCTTGCAAACAGCAACTACATAGTCTGAGCTTGGGGAAGTTACGGTATAATCGACAGAGAAAAATCCTCTAAGTTGAGCAACATATTTAATTCCAGCTAGAAGGATAAGTAGATCTTTATCCTCTAACTTGGTAACATCAGTTTCATTAGTCCTGTCCCTATTTGGAACAAGGAACTCTGGCTTGATCATTTTACGCCAGTTAATAGATCCATCATCATTAAAGTGGTATTCTACACCTTCAATGAGGCCATCAGAAGAACGAACAAGTTTCTTTACAGTATTCACATAGGTATACTATGCGGCAACTGGCGACTTATCAACTCTAAAAATCCAAAAACTCTCTACTTCTTTCCAAAACTCTGGGCAGTCAATGACTGGTTCGGCAAGCTGCTTGGCTTCTATTCCATTTTTTAAAGAGGACTCACTTAAATAAATTTTGCCATTACTGATTATTCTTTTATTTGACTTATAAAAAGAATTAAGAGTGTATTCGATACCAGTTTTATGCTTTAGATTTGTTGGCATTTCTACAATAGATTCTTGATCAAGATATTTAAGCTTCACTTCTTCTAGCTTCTTGTCTTGCAAATAAGTAAACAATTGATAAGAAATATTATTATGAGCTAGAAAATTAGCAAATTCTATTTGGCTATCTTCTTTGATTTCATAGAAAATGCGTCCAATATTCTTTTGATTGTTCAGAATCAATTCGGAATTAATGGGTTTATTAGCAATAATGAAGCACTGACAGACTTGCAATTGTTCATTTAAGAACTTTTCATTATGGTCTAAGTCCATTCTAACGACAATATTGTTAGAATTAAACTGTTTTGGATTTACTATTTGATTAGGAACCATCTCTAATCTCATGTTATTGTATTCAGCGCCGAAGTAGAGGCTTTGAATAGAATTAGAATGAGGGATCTCTAAAAGAGTTAATACATTGTTTGCAATAACCTCTGGCTTGATGCTATTGATTGTCTTTGGGTTCTCTTCAAAAGAAAAAGTTGGCTTGTTTTTCCTCTTTGGTTCAAGAAGAATATGGTCTTTAGGATTGCCAAAGAATGGCTTTACACAGCTTATGTAATTGTTTGAGTAAAGGGCGACAATCTTTTTACCATATCCAGAAGCGATATGAGTGGGAAAACTGTCTGCACCTACATGCAGCAAAGAACTTCTAAGGACGAAAGCTGTCTGATTGATATTCGTAAGTCCAACAAGACTAAGCACTCCAGTGTAGACTTTCTCTTTTTCCTGCCCAAGTTGAATAATTTTTATTCCTTTAGACTCCAAGATGGGCAAAATCAAATTAATGACTTCTTGCCAGTAATCATAAGTTTTTGAAGGCTTTGAGCTTGGGTGAAAAGTAATATACTTATCAGCAGTAACTGGAAAAAATTTTTCGTAGATATATGGCTTCTTAATCTTTACTCCAGAAGCTAGGGAGTATTGCTCTAAAAGGTGCATATTATTTAATATCGAATGCGATCTTATCTTTTCCGTTATGAAGATAGTTAAGCATCTTCTGGGTTCCTATGTGAGGCAAGAAAGCGATTTCAAAATATCCTTGATGATTGCCGTGTCCTTCCAGCCATAGCAAGCTGTCCATTTGAGGGATGTATTCTATGGTCCTGTGGACGAAAGGGTTGCCTTCAAGGATTGAAAAATACTCTTTCTTGGTAGCAAAATATAAATTATGATCAGGATAAGTTTCTTTAATTGATTCAAGAAGAGCGGTGCAAAGATAAATATCTCCAATACTTTCTGGCATTACAAACAATATCCGCTTTCCTTTATCATTAGGATCTAGAAATTCTTCAAAATCAACTTTTCTGTTTTTTTGATTTTCTTGGGCGGCTACTTGACGAAAATAGTTCTCAATATTTTGTCGAGATTCTCCTTCTGCTAATTTTTTAGACCAATGCTTAAAGCCGTCATCGTTTATATCGACTTGAGGCATTTTAAGTATATTGCGATACATGAAGATTAGCCATTCTCCATTTTCTGCAATATTTGGGATAACTGCATTAGGGTCTTTTTCTTCTTCCTTTAAAGAAAAGTCATAAGCTGTAAAAGGAATAGAATCAATATATTTCTCAAAGATCTTTCCAATAACAGGAACAGAATAATTATCTATTGCCCACTTTCTTGCCTTTTGACCAATCTGCCTTTTCTCCGCTTCTGGCATCTTGTAAGCGCGATACAATTGCTTGGCGATAGAAGAGGGATATGTTGAAGCTTTCCTGAACTGAGTCCCGTGTTCTCTATACTCTGACCATTCTAGAGCAATAGATCCAGCATCAGGGTGACACATGTCTTCGCCACAACTATAATTAGTAACTAAAGTTAATAGTTCACAATACTTAGCCTCTTGAATTGGAATTTCTTGCCCACCGCTAGTAAACGGATGGCAATACACATCCATTAGATTATAAATCTCGCATAGCTGTTCCTCAGACACGCCAAAATTTGTATTTGTCGTCGAGCAGCTTTTTTCTGATTTACAGGAAGGACAGCTTAGTTCTTGCCCTTGGAAAGGAGTAATAAAGTAATTTTTACATTTATTGCAAACATAAGTAGTGTGAATATCTTTTCTATCTATTTTATATTCGTCAGCAAGCTTATGAATGTCCCATCCTTCGCCCCAATGAGTATGTAATAGTAGCTTTGCATTTTTAACATCGGGATTATTTTTAACAAAGTCTTTAAATCCTTCTAGAAGATTAGGAACAGACTTGCGAAGTTGATTTCTAAACACGAAACCGACAACGAAAGAATCAGAAAGTCCGAAACGGGATCTTAATTTATTCCTTTTCTCTGAACCTAGATAACTAAATTTAGAGTGGTTTACTGGCCCATGAACAGTTTTGGCATTATTAATACCAATTTTGTGCATTTCGTTTGTAGCAAACTCACTCCAAATCCAGTACTGAGATGATTTTTTAGCTTGATTAATTGCTTCATCATAGATAGGCAAAGAATCAAGAGTCACCCAAAGCAAAGAGGTAATATTTTTATACCAGTGCTTGTTGTAATATTGAGTAAAAGCCCAAGGATCTTGTGCGCCAATCCAAATATCGGGCTTTTCTTCTTTAATTACTTGATCAACATAATAAGAGCCATAAGAAACATCTCTTGCGAGAGTTTGATCTGCATTAATTCTGTTGACCTCGTTTGGATCGGTAGGTACGCTTCCTAAACTCTTCCAAGGAGTTTTAGAAAGAATGGTGGAACCCACTTGAGTTCCCGCACAATAATGGATAATATCATACTTACCCGTGTTGTACAGGTAAGAGATTAGTTCCTTCGCTGCCCTACCGAATCCAGTTTTAGCGAGGCACCAATCCGTTTGAATTACTATCTTTTTCTTTCGCATTAGAATACGAGTTCTTCTGCCTGAGCCTCTGCTTCAGTCTGAGCGGCTGGCTGATTTAGTTGAATTTTATTATACGCTGGCTTCTTTGGTGCTTCTTCTTCTTGAGCCTCCTTTTGTGAAGCAGCGTCGTCTTGAGGATAGAAAGAGTTCCTAATGAACTCCAAAAGGAAAGTCTTGACCATTACGGCTTCTGCAAAAGAAAAGCCAATCAAAAAGCTCACCTTGTTAACGGTATCTCCTTTTTGCTCCTTAGTAGCATTGAAAGAAAAACCAATCTGGGCATTGTCCCTTAGATAAGGACAGAACTTGCCCATAGCATTTGAATTAGGAGCAGTATGATAGAACTTGTATTCTGCATTTCTATCAATTGCGTCTACGATACCTGCGGCTTCTACTGCGTTGAATTTTAGAACAGTAGTCTTCTCTGGGTTCTTTGCGTTCTCACGAAAAGATCCAAGTTTCTTGGCTTCATTCCAAGAGTGCTGCTTGATGAAGTTAACAAACAAAGAGGTTCCCTTTGTTTGAAAAGAACAAGCGGTTCCAGTTACTTTTGCATTTCCCTTATAAAATTGTAGGTTCATTCAGACATTATTTTGCCTGAAAAAAGCCGATTTATCAATTATTTTTTTCGGCTTTTAATTGGGAAAGTTTAGTGTAAACTGTATGGGTTTGGATGGCTACTAATCTGGCGAAAACAGAGTCTCCAAACTTCTGTCCAGTAACGATAACGATATCTTCCTCTTTTGGCATTCTATTATTCAGACTCTGCATATCGTCAATCTTATCGGAAAAGATCATGGTGTTTACAGCGCCAGTTTCGTCTGAGATTTGCATCTTAAAATATCTAGTCTTCTTTTCTCTTGATACTCCAGATTTACACTCTTGGATTACACCAATAAAGCTAACTTCATCTTTCTCAGCAAAATCAGCAATATCTTTTATATAGACAAGATCGTCTTTCTTTGAGATGAAAACTTCTCTTAGTTTATTTCTAACGCTATATCCAATAATAGAATTCTCATAAAACCAATTTGCAAAACTCTCTGACTTGCTATTGATTTCATAGATCTTTTTATAAGGCTCTGCTTTGGCCCTCATTGTCTGGAGTCTTGACTCTTTAATATAAGGCTTGCCTTGCACATCTTTATTGTCCTTCATGTGCATAAGTATCTTTACCAAATCATAGTCAAAGTTTTCTCCAAATAGTTTGGCGTTTACTTTTTCTTTGTTGGTTAGCACGTTCCAAAGCTGCGCTTCATAAACGATCTTGCTTCTTGATTGCTTGAAGTCTCCATCTAAGGCTCCTGCTTGAATAAGAGCGCAGAGAACGCCGATGTTCAGATTAGCTTGAGAAGCCGTTTCAAAGATGTCAAACTTGTTCTTAAACTCTCCTCTGAACTCATTTACCGCCATGATTGTCTTTTCGCTAATGCCTTTAACAGAGAGAAGTCCAAAGCGGATGTTGTCTCCTTCGATGCAAAACTCTTCTTTTGACTTTAATAAATGAGGAGGAAGAAGCTTAATGTTGAAATAAACTAGCTCCTTTTCAATTTTGGATATTTCTCCAATAGGATCAGGTTCATGCTTGCTCATCTTTAACAAAGACAAGAAGAACTGCTGTGGGTATTTGAATTTGAGATAAATAGAGATCGCAGCAAGAGCGGCGTATGCAACTGAGTGTGATTTATTGAACTGATAGTTGGCTGAGTCGTTGGCAATTCGCCAAAGAACTTCGCCAATCTTGGGATCTAGTTTTTGTTGGGAGATCTTATCTTTGATCTTCTGCTCCCACTCTTTCATCTCTTCGACCTTCTTTTTGCCTACGCAGCGTCGAACAATTTCTGCTTCATCAAGTGAGAACCCAACCTTACTGACCATTTTCATCAACTGCTCTTGATACAAGCAAACGCCTCCGGTAACGCCTAAGATGTCATCGAAGAAAGGATGAATGCTTTCATAATGATCGTTATTTGTGTAGTTGGCGTACTTGTCAATGAACTGTAGTGCGCCGGGGCGAGCTAGAGCCAATACACCACTTAACTGCTCAAGATTCTTGGGCTTTACCTTTTGGCATACTTTAAAGTTAGTTTCTGCCTCAATTTGGAACAATCCATGAGGCAGTTTAAAGTCTTGCAACTGTTGATAAATAAAGACATCATTTACATCAATATCCTCATATCTAATTCCAAGAGATTTACAAACGTCGTCTACAACTGACACGCCTCGCAAGCCAAGCAAGTCGAGTTTAATATTATAAGCTGTAACATTATTCATGTCATAGCTTGAGACAGCTTGTTTGTCTGACGAGAGTTCTACAGGACAAGACTCTTCAAGAGGAGAGTGAGCCAACAAAAGACCGGAAGGATGAACTCCTTTGTTTTTATTAAGATTCTGAAGTTTTAAAGCAATCTTATAAACCTCATCATTTTGACTAGCCCATTCAGCGAATTTTTCGCTTTCAGTAACCGCCTCTTCAAGACTCTTAACCTGACCGAATAGCTTAGGGATGTAAGAGGAAACATCATTCATTTCGCTCTCTTGCTTTTCCGCCACCACTTTGCCTGACTCCTTAATGCAAAGCTTAGAGCTTAGAGTATTTAGAGTAAGGATCTTAGAGGTCTTACCTTTAAACTTCTCTTCAAGATAAGCAATTACTTTATAACGATTATAATAACAAATATCAAGATCAACGTCAGGAAATAGAGAGCCATCAAAATACGTTACTCCATCAATGACTGTTTTCTTTGCTCTGGCTTTCGAGATGAAGCGCTCAAAGAATAGTTCGTATTTAATGGGATCAATTTTGGTTACATCAATGAGAAATAAGAGAAGAGAGCCAGCGCAAGACCCTCTTCCCGGTCCAGTTGGAATATTATTCTCTCTGCAATAATTAATAACATCCCAAATAAGGATGATGTAGTCAATAAACTCTAACTCTTGAAGGATTTGTAATTCGTAATTAACACGATCAATGTATCTCTTGTAAAGGTCGCTTCCTTTTTCAAGATTGAGCTTATAAAAGCCTTCTCTCGCTAGACTTCTTAAAAAGTCATAATTAGAAGTCGAATCGGGCAGCTTAAGTCTTGTCTTGTGTCTCTGATCAATTTCAAAGACAGGCATTCTAAGTCCATGAAGCCCAAGGTCGTACTTTTGAAAGTCTTTTGAAAAATTCATACTGCGATTTGGAATTTCAGTTTGTTCCATACTTTAATGTTCAAATGTAAATCGTTAAGTGCGTCGTGAAGAGTTTCGTAATCGTGTTCTATGCTATGGTCTTTTCCAAGACTTGTAAGGTTAGTTTTTACTCCTTTTCGTCTCTCATTAAGAATTCTATATTGATACTCAATGAGTTCCATTTCTTGAGAATAAGGGATTTCGTACTTGATGCCTTTCGCTAGGCAGTTAGTGTCTATAACTTTCTTTATTAAATGCTTCCATTCCATTCCATACATTTCGTAGTAGTCTTTAATAAGATAAATATCAAAGTTTAGTACGTTGTGCCCGATAATATAATCACAATTTTCTAACCATTGAGCTATCGTTTTAATAGCTTCGCTGGAATGTATGGCAATTTTATTATACTTGTACTGGTCGAAGCGAGTAATTTGAGCGGCTTCCTTACTTACGTTAATTGGTTTATCCCATTTAATATAAATATCAGAAGTTTGTAGGATTTCGTTTCCCTTAACTTTGATCATGCCGCATTGCCAAGGGCGATTGTTTACGAAACTAAGACACAGGTTCTCTGTTTCTAAGTCAATAAAAGTATAAACTTTGTCTTTGTCGTAACGAAGAAGATTTTCCATCATATGGAATTCGCCTCCTTCCAGCTTTCAAAACTAAATTCAGTGCTGCACATATGTTCCAAGTTTGGCTTATTAAGAGTCGTTCTATTATTTATGCATCTAAAAGTCAAGTACGCCTTAAAGTCTTCTCTTGTCTTGTAGTAAATACTCTTGCAAGGAACAGTCTCGTACTGATCTGAGCAGAATTTAATTACCTTTTGTTTTACTATTTGATCGAATGGAAGATTGTTGTCTTCAATAAAGAAAGTGGGTTTTGTAAATGTCAACTCTGGGCAGCACAAAGAATAAGACATCGCGTTATTGAATAAAAACGAATCATAGAATGGAACGCACAGTTTTAGACTAGACTCATCCCACTCTTGAGTCAAGGTCTTTTCGTCTATTCTTGGGGTATAATAAAACCCATCTGTCGCAGCGATACTGAATATTTTAATCAGTTTCTTGTATCCATTGCCATTTTTAGCAAAAATTATTATTTTGCTGCATTTCTTTAAAGACTCTTCAGTCTTTTCGTTGATGTCTGGACAAAGCTCCAGTCTAAGACCATAGAAGAATGGAACCTTAATAGAGTTAAAGTTCTTAAACGCATCAAGAAAAGAACTCATGTTCTCCTCCACAAGGAAAACTTGATCTAGTTTATTTTCTTTAACGATATCTACTATAGAAGATGAACCTTCTTTAGAAGAAGAACCGGCTTTATCTAGGGTTAAGATTGATTTGCCAATGCTGTAATGGCTTTTAAAAAGAGGTAATATTTTCATAAATAAGAGTTATTTCCATCTGGGGCAACCTTCGTACTTGAACTTTTTAATGACTTGAGTCTCGTCTTTCTTCGCCGCTTTAGCTTCTTCTGCTGTAAAAAAGCTCTTTACAAAATTATTGTCCTTATCGTAAATAGAGTAGAACCACATCTCATTCTTGAAAGGGCAAACCCAAGTAGCTCCCGCCTGACACAGCCACTTGCTCTTTACATCGTCAGCAGCAAAGTTTTGTTTAGCGTCCTGTTCAGAGAAATTGGTGACTTTATCGTAAACATGTTTAAGATAAACTTCAAATCCAGACAATTCATCATCGGTAAATTTTACCGACTGAACTGGCTCTTTAGGGAATCTAAGAAATACAAATTCTACTTCTGGTTTGTATTCGGGCCAGTAAATTTTAGAAGCGATAGAGTATAACATGGCCTGTACATTGGCTGTCAACTCTTCTCCTTTGAATTTTGCCTTGCTGGACTTGTAATCTCTAATCTTACTTTTCTTTTCTTTCTTATAAAGAATAGGAAGGTCGATGAATCCTCTAGCCTTGTAGCCGTCTCTTTCGATTTTAAATTCGAACTCTGGGTCTTGAATGCTTCCGCCTTTCGGAAAGAAGTCGCTCTTAAGACCGACGAGAATCATTTTATTGATTAATGCTATATCTTCAGGAGTATTGATTCCTTCTCTTGTGGCATGTTTTATTACTAACTTGCCTATTGGAACGCAGGAAAGCGGATCGCCAGAGTCAATAATTTCCTTGTTAATCTTCTTGTGGCGAGGATTAAGAAGCAATTCAAACACTAAGTGGCAAATTGTGCCGCGCTTTGCCCCTGAATTAGATCTCTCAGGAATGTTTAAATGATACTTACAATAATAAGACCATGAACAAGTTTCGAGAGCTTTGATTCTGGATGCAGATAGGTAAACTTCTTTCTTATCCATTGAATTCCTTCATATATAAGTCTATCTCATTTTTGCCCATTAATCCAAAATCTTTTTTGGGAGGCAGCTTTATCTTCACTTGGTTTTCATCGAAGAACATCAAGAGTTTGGAGCGAGCCTTTTTCGCAGCTTCATTACCAGCAGAATTATTAAAAGAATCATTATTAAAGGCCACAATAACTTGTTCAACAGAACTCTCTAACAGGAATTTTATTATTTTAGGAGAGATGGCTAATCCAAAAGTTACGATTACGTTCTTGTAGCCAGCTTGCCACAAAGCGAGCATGTCACCAATACTCTCAATGAGGAATACTTTTTTACTTTCGGCAATAGAGTTTTTGCTAAAGAAAGCTGGGTAAACCCACTCTTTCTTGGTTCCAAGGTGTTTCCATTTTATAAAATCAGATCTATTTGAATCAACTAGTGACCTGCCGCTAAATCCGACAATTTTGCCAGAAGGATTATAAATAGGAAAAACATAACGGTTAATCATATTCCCTTTCTTGGCTATGCCGCCTTTAAACTCGGATACGATTTCTTCTTTGACTCCTCTCTTGAACCAATAAGAGTGATCTCTTGTAAGCCCATCAAGCATCGACTCATTGTAAATCTTTACTTGATTAATAATTGTTTTCTCTGGATTGGTTACAATTCCTGTGAAGTTGAACCGTTCAGCGAGCATCTTATCTGCATAAGACAGATCGTTTAGATTAAGCGTGATTTGAACTAATTCGCTTAGCTTACCCCCTTTACAGAGTTTGTAGTCATACCAATAGCCAGTATTTTTATTTATGGCTAAGACCGTATCATTATCAGAAGCTCTATAAATTGGCTTAGTTCTATACCAACCGCCAAAGTCTTTAAGATTTTGATAACCGATGTTATTAAGTATTTCTTTTATGTCGCTCATAGCAAAGTGCCATCATTGGGATTAGCGTCATTCAACGAGAATGTCTGACGCTCTCTCTCAATAATATCTCCCAAGGAACCTCTCTCTTCTACACTGAAATTATTAATCTGAAAGTTGATAAAGTTTTGAACATAACGTTCATCACCATGTTCATTTCTTCTTCTAAGAAGATCTTGATGTCCAGCAGCATCTTTGCCTTGGAATCGGCTCTTCAAAGTTATCAACTTATGAGTCCCGAAGTCTGGGGTATCGCGCTCTATTTCGTCAAGAGTTTTTCTTCGGAAAATTGCGACATAGCTTGAAAACCATTGAAGTCGATCAGATAGGGCGATTGCAGAGCTATCGTCTGTTACATCTCCAGCATTTCTGTTGAAATTTTCGCCAGACCTATTCATTTGCATTGCAGTGAATAGGGGAGCATTAATTTCTTCTGAGATCTTTTTAAGTTTATCGATCTTTTCGCCAATCGCTTGATGCTCTGCCCAGTTTTGACCTACCTTTTCTCCGGTGAGCTTAACGTAATCATAGCAAATAAGGGCAGGATTACCTCTTCCAACCTTGCTATAATACCACCTACGAATAAAAGAAACAATCTCATCAATTCCTTTATTGCCAACACAATGATGAGTGTAATTATATTTACTGAACTCTTTTAGGAATCCTCTGACTTTAGTAACCATCTCAGGGTTCTTGCGCCAGTTTCCTGTGTCAATATACCAGAAAGGAACCCCAGTCTTTGCTGCCGCAATACGGAGTTTAACGTCTTGCGAGAACATTTCAGTATCAAGATAAAGAACACTAACTTTCTTGTTCTTTAAATAAGCTCCAAGAGACATCTCAACCAAGAATGAGCTTTTTCCTTGACCGGGGCGGCTAACGATTGCGTAAACGTTACCATTCCTCAGGCCTCCATAGAGTCTTGCAAACTCTGGATAATGTAAATCTATACCTGCTTCATCTTGAGGATTATTGCCTTTTTCTTCAATGAACGCTTCTATGTCATCGAATATGTTTCTGATTTCTTCAGTAGCATCAAAAGAATTAATCTTTTCGCCATATATAGAGTCTACTTCAGCTATGATTTGATTGGCATTCTTTTCAGGATTGGTAGAAACGGTTTCTATTATCCTTTGCGCCATGCCTTTTATATCGCGGCGAATAGAAAACTGCTTTAACTCTTTAGCGTATTTAATAGCAGAATCTTTATTTGAAACAGCTAAAGAAAGACAGTCGATATAATCGTATATGTCAAGATCTTCTTGAAACGAAATGCCAAGATTCTGAATTTTCTGAGCCAGAATAACTTTATCTATTTTTTCTTTAGCATTGCAGATCTGGCGAATTATTGAGTAAATAGTACCATTTACATCATTTGTAAAATCAATCTCTGATATAAAGTGATCTATATCATAGAAGGATTCTGAGTTTTTAATGAGCGAACCAAGCAAGGATTGCTCTACCTTAATAGAGGAAAGTTTCATTTAACTAAAAAAAGAATTATTTACTAGCGGGACCATCTTCGTCTTCACCGTCTTCGTCTTCTTGATCAGAAGCGATAATGTTATGAATTGTATTTTCTAAATTGATTTGTTCAACAGCGCTAAGCCAATTATTAATATAATAATGCATAGCCATTGCGTTCTGTGCATTATCGAATTTAGACCTTACTTCTGGCATTCCCTTTTTGTCAAAGGTAAACAATAGAAACCCTCCCTGCGAGCATTCATCTATTTGTGATAGAATGCTTTCTGGAAAATGGAATTCTTTATTTTTTGCCACAGAGTATATTACACTAACGATATATTGAATGTATGATTTATATAGTCATAACTCAATTTATTTAAATCAGATGTCTCTAATTCTATTAGTTGAAATCCATTCTTTTCTAACCACACAGACTTCTTGTAATCTCTTTTTATAGAGTTAAGATAATTAAGCCTTGAGTTATTGTGAAAGAATTTATTAAAAGAAGAGTGTTGATCGCCATTAACCTCTACCGCTATTTTGCGGGAAGCATTAATAAAGTCAACTTTCATTCTGCTGCCAAAGACTGGGAACTCTTCGTAGCAAACATGAGTCTTCCAAAACGGTTTCAGGAATTGCTTCACCTGAAACTGAATCTTAGAACGAGACTGTTTATCCCAATCTATTAAAAATTGAGAAACATTTTTGTTAACTATTCTGCCGGTTACAGAATATAACTTCATTTTGATTGAACAGCTTTCAGCTTACCAAAGAGATACTTGGTGGCCTGTTCATTTTCTTCAAGCCATTTTCTGAAGTTTTCTCTTCCTTGGTGCTGTTTGGGCATTTCAATTTCAACAGTCTTAAGCTCTTCAATCAAAGAGTCGTCAACGGTAATCCAAGCTCCCTTTGCAACAACAAGATCCCACATGAGCAAGCAATCAAGAATCTCATATTCAACCCAGATGCCAGAAGGCTTCTTTCCAAATTTAATAGGATACTGAATAATATTTTTGCGAGTTGCTTCGCTGGTAGACTTTTGAATCATTACCTTGGAATATTTTCCAATCGATTTAGTCTTGCCATCATTCATCTTTCCTGATGGGTTGTCAAGGATGTAGTCTCCCATTGCGGTTGGGCTGTACTCTAGGATAAAGTCAGCCCAATGCAAGAGCGCATTTCCTCCGCTGAACATTCCGCCTCTGGGAGCATTCTTAGCATAAGGATCGATTTTAATTTCAGAAGTGATTTGACTAATAGCGATCATTAGATGCCCGTGCTTGAACATTCCAATGCTTAGTGATTGCAATAACTTCTTACTAATTACTTGAGTTCCAGCAACCTTGCTTGCGTCTGCTGGGCTTGTGTCTTTGTCTCTCTTTAAGATAAGACCATCCATTGAATCAATCACGAAGCAATAACGATGATCTTCTTGATTATTAAGGACAAGATCTTTAATAACATCAATTACTAAATCGTATACATTTGATTCAAGAATGAAAACTGACCCGTCAGTCCATTCTGAGGCATCGGTGACGAACTTCATTCCGCAGCGTTCTCTGTTCTCTTTAGAAAGACGACCCTCTGCCAAGACCCAGACTACTCTGCTTTTTGGAATCTCAGAAAGGAAGTTCCTACAAATCTCCAACGCTTGAGGAGTTTTGCCTTCATTGTTTGGTCCGCAAAGACGAATAAGAGAAGGGGTAATTCCGCCACCTACTGCTGCGTCTAAGAGTAGGCTTCCCGTAGAAATCTTCCAGCTTACTGCTTCTTCGAAATTAAAATGATCATCTTTATGATCTTTATTGTTTAGAATAGCTTGGAGTCTGCTTGAGGCTCCAACTGCTGAGATTTTTTCTTCAGGTTGCTGTGTTTTCGGGGGTCGGGCCATAATTAAGAAATTCTTTTAAAGTTCTGGGCTTTTTGACGATGTGAATGTCTTCGCCC